CATATTCATCTGCACCAGGTGAACCTGCTATTGTTACTGCTCCACTTTCGGCTGCAACATCTAAATCGTTTGATGTGCCACTGTGTGCTTTAGCTGTTGCAACAACTTGTGTTCCAAATGCTGTATTTAAATCTCCACTGTCTGCTAATGCTACTGCGGATAATCCCCATGCAGCTGTACCAGTATTTGTTGATGTTGCTGTAAAGAAAGCTTGAAAAGTAACTGTCCCTGCATTCCATGATTTAGGAAATGCAACAGCAAACTGTGCAAACTCATCAGAGTCTTTGTCAAAATCTAAAACTTTTATTTCAGGACCGTTTGATAATTCTACTTGTGCAGCTTCTGCACCATTTGTGGTATTAGGATACATTGCAACAGCGGGCACCCATATAGTTTCTTTTCCTGCAATTTTAATTGCACCAGTAGCATCTGCAGCATCGACTGCTTTAGCTTGTCCCGTTCCGTTAGGAGCTATAGTTATATCTCCATTAGCAGCATCTGTTATAGTAATTGTACCTGAGTTAGTTCCTGAATTTGTATCTAATACTAAATCATAGGCACCACTTGTAGTTAGAGTGGCATTTCCTGCGCCTGATCCAAATACAGTTTCTCCAGATCCTTTTGGTTTAATAGCTATACCAATATTTGTATCACCACCAGTTGCAGATAGTGTTGGATCATTTCCTGTAGCAGCATTTGCTACTGTAAATTCGTTTACTGCAGAACTTGTAGCTGTAAGTAAAGCTAATTCGTTTCCATTTGTATCTAAAATTGAAGTTCCTATTGCAGGTGAAGTTAAAGTTTTATTTGTTAAAGTTTGCGTACCAGTAAGTGTTACATTTCCAGCTGGTAAAGTATCTATATCTGGATTAGTTCCATCATTTGCAGTCGCAAATACAAGAGCATCTCCTTTGTCTCCTGCTGCAAAAGTAAATGAATCACCACTTCCTGATGTGTATTTAAATTGTACTGTGTATGAACCTGATGTTGAATTTCTTAAAAAATAAAATGTTTGAACGTCTAAAGGTATTGTTACAATCTGATTACCTGTAATTGTACCTGTAAATTCAATCATTCTGTGAGATAAAACTGCACCTGTAGATCCATCAGAAACTGAAAGTGCTGTAGTTTGAGCACCACCTGCTATTGATTGTGTAGTATATCCACCAGATATTTGTTCTATAATCTGTAAATTAGTGTTAGTTTTTGTTCCCCATGTACCGGCGTTTTCACCAGTTGCTTGAAGTTCTACCCCTAAAGGTGTATATGTTGATGCCATAATTTATCTCCTAAACTTATGCCGCTTTTCCTGTTACGTCTGTATACGATGTATTAGAACCTGTGTCAATAGCCTGATATGCTTGTATTCCAAAACCTGTTGCAGTTCCAAATCCAGCTACAGAAGCAGTAGCTTCTACACCAGTTAATCCCATTACATCTGCAGGTGCTAATGTCCCAACACTAGCGGTTGCTGATACTCCTGTTAATCCCATTACATCTGAAGGTGTTAATGTTCCAACACTAAAGGTTGCTGATACACCAGATAAATTTATGACTGGATTACTATTTGTAGATGCTGTTCCAAGTGATACCGTTGCAGAAACACCGGTTAAACCAATAACGTCTGCAGGAGATATAGATCCTACACTTGATGTTGCAGAAATTCCAGTTAATCCCATTACATCTGTAGGAGTAATTGATCCAACAGATGCCGTTGTAGATTGACCTGTTAATGTTGCAGTTATATCTCCTATAACTGTAGGTGATCCAACACTCGCTGTTGCTGATACACCCGTTAGTCCCATTACATCGGCAGGGCTGATTGATCCAACAGAAGCTGTAGCTTGTTGACCTGTTAATAATATATCTCCTTGAATACCCCACGCATCATCGTTCCAAGCTGCTCTACCCCATCCTGTATTTATTTCTGTATCTATAGTAACTGATCCAATAGATGAAGTTAAACCAAAGCCTGATGGAGTAACTGTTTCATCACCCATGTCGCCCCATGAACCAGAAGAGTTCCAATTTTTTGCTCCCCAACCAGTTGTAAAGACTTCACTTATTCCCCAAAGGTTTGCACTCCAATTTCCTGCTCCCCAAAAATCAGTGTTAGGAGTATTTGCTTGTCCACCCATTCCTGAGTGATATTGACAGTAATAATATAAAGTTGGCGCAGAATCTGCTACTTCAATTTGTACGTAAGCTCCAGATTGTCCTGTTGTTCCACTGGTTGTTACGTTGGTGGTATATTCGCTTCCGCCTGAATGTGTTCCGTTACTTGTAGTTGAAAATTTAAAAGGGTGAGCTCCCATGGAGCTATCAGAAACATCAAATCTAAAAGTTGCACCTTCAACTAATTCTAAAGTGGGTTGTTGTACTCCATCAATAAAATATTTATTTCCGGAACCGGTAGATACTACCGTTACTGTAAAGGTTCTGTCAACGGACATCCGTTGTTCTCCCTTACGCTATTCTAATTATAGCGTTGGATGCGTCTGCTGTTGGGAATTGAATTGTAAAAGTTCCACTAGTTACAGTTTTATCACCGCCAAAAGCGATAACTGCTACAGCTTTATCTGATTGAGTATCATTATATATTAAAGCACCGTTTGCTGTAAATGTTGCGCTGGTAAAACTTACATCTGCAAAATCACAAACTGCAGTTGATGAATCTAAAGTTGGAGTTACGCTTGTTAAAGTAGCTCCTCCTGCACTATACGCAGATCCTGATGTATTTGTAATTTCATTTGAAGTTGAATATGCTGTTGTGGAAGCTCCTAAAGACGCGGAACTTGTAAATAATGCAATTTTAAAAGTATTACCGCTTGATGCAGTAAGGTTGTGTGTTCCAACTAAAATTTCTTGTTTAAAGCTGTTACAAATTGCCGATGTTATAGCCATAATTTATCTCCTGTTATGGTGTCGGTGAAGGGACTTGGATACGGACTGTGCCGTCTGTATAATCATCTCTTCTACGTCTACCGATTTGCTCTGCAGCAAACTTCTGTATCTCTTGTTTATACTTATTTTCATATAGTGTCAACATATCTATTGGACCTTTTAAAAAACCATATGCCTCTGATAGACAGCAATATAGTAGGCCATTTGGAAAGTTTAAACTAATATAATTAGTATCATTATTTTCTAATAATGCAGGTGCAGCATTATAATGAACTCTAAATTTATAAGTGGTATCAGGGACTGGAGCAAACATCATTCTTCCAGATGTGGTATCAGATTCTCCTGTAGCACTACCAAACATAGCATAATACTTTGGCTGACCTCTTTTAGCTGATTCTGTTGAGGATACATACTCTTGAAGATAAGTAATATCTTTTTTTTCTAACCAAACATTGGCTCCAGTTATAGCTGAAGTAGAATCATAAACTTGTATACCTCTAACAAATACACAACCCGCTGGAGCGTTAACTGTTTCTTGACCTGTAATTAAATTACCTGATTGTTGTTTTCTATCAGCATCAATAGGCACATCCCTAAAAATTCTATACTGTGCATTTAAAATAATATTTTCTAAAACAGCATCTGTTAATACATTAGAGTCTGTTTCAGTATAACTTCTTATTTGAGTTTTTAATCCTGATGCGCTTAATCCTGCCATTATGGTGTTAGTGTTACCGGACCAGCCGATACACTTCCTCCTCCTATATTTGTATTTGCAGTTGCCGTTCCAGCAGCTGTAAATGTATAATTATTAGCATCAACTTTAGTAATTGTAAATCCCGCAGATTTGTTTATATCTGCGCTCGTTATACCAAAAGATCCTTCCCCATTTCTAAATCTAACAATATCACTTGTAGATCTACCATGATTTTCTTCAAATACGGTTACAGTCGTAGAACTATTTGTAATTGTAAATGGGTTTAAATCTAAAATTCTAGCCACAGCAGGTTCCGTTCTGTCAGGTCTTGCATTTAATAAACCTTGTGGGTCTGCTGAATGTGGTTTTGGTTCTAGTTGTGGATGCTTTTTTTCAAACTCAGAAGTGTGAACTCTAGCCCCATTCCACTCAATAACCATTTCTGAATATGGAAATTCTTGTCCAGATCTGTCTGAAATAAATTTTGCAAATTTACCTGAAGATAATGCCATTATGCCTCCGGATAATAAACTTTGGGACTAATATAAGTACTAGATGATGAGCCGTCCTCTGATAAAGCTCTTTGTAATTCATCTTCATATAATAATTTTAATTCTTGAACTCTTTGCGGAGCATATTTTATAGCTAAATAATATGCTAATCCTGCACACATACATGGAACAAAACGATAAGGTACGTCAGTTGCATTTGTATAATCACCCACATCTTGTATTCTTTTTACATAATAAAAATTTATAAATTTTCCTGCCTCACTAGATCCAGGTGTTAAATATAAAGTTATAGTAACTTTATCTATAAATCTTTGAACAAAATATTGTGATGGTTGACCTGTAGAAGTTTTATTAGATAATGCTTGATATTGAGATCTGTTTATTTTTGTAAGAGGTGAGTCTACGTTAGAGTTTCTAAAAGAAGCTTCCAATACATCATCAACTCCATAAACAGCTGTTGCATCTGAGGTACCATCTCCTGTAGATCTAAACATTGTATATACTGCTTGATCTGCAACTAATGTAATACTGTTGTTTGCAACTTCCCAATAATGTAAACCTCTGTTAGCCCATTCTTGAAATAGGATATTAAGAGATCGTCTTGCAGATTTAAGTTGATAACCTGAAACGTTTTGTTGTCCGATACGCTCGTAAGCTTCTTCTACTATTTCATCAATAGAAAAATTCTTATCAAACGTTGCTGTTCCCGAGGTAGTGTTAGCCATTTAACCTCCTACTTATCAATCAATAAAGTAGCTGCATCTATATTTGTAATCGTAGAGACTTTCATTCCACCTGGAAATAAGATCCCATCTTCAGGGATGTTCATTGAAAAAACATCTCCGTTAGGAACGTCAGCTTGAAACAAAGTTGTGCTGTCTGTATTGTCTTGAAGAATTATAGTCCCAGCACCACCTGCATCAGATGCTAAGATAATTCCTCTAAGTCTAGTTCTTCCAGCAAAGACTGCTCCTGTAGCTGTAACTCTAACTGATTTTACATCACTTTTCATAATTTTATATTCTCCGTTAAATTAAGTATGGGCCCGAAGGCCCACACTAAATTGATTATTATACTGCCGCGCTAAACGGAGTTGCTGGTGTTCCAGTACAACCTGAAATCACATCAACTTTCCATTTACCTGAAGCAAGTACTGTACATTCGATTTTTGCAAATGTAACACCACCTGTAGTAGTACCATTTAAAGTAATAGTATCAGATGTTGAAGCTGTTTCAAAACCAACCATGTTATCAGATGTATCATCAATAAAAGATGCACTTCCAATCATAACGTCAGTTGAATTTGCAACTTGTACAACAAGATCTCCAGTCTTCGTAATTGAAGAAAAGATTTCAAATTTTGCACCAACATTAGATAGGTTGTTTAGATCAGCACCTGGTCCTGCAACTGCAGAATCAGAGTTTGCATTTGTAGCTGGTAATGTGTAAGTCACCGCTCCTGCTGCATCATTGTGTACAATTTTACCTGAATGGGTAGCAACTGTTAATGATACGCTTGAGTCAGCATCTACAACATTAGCCGGACCTGTAGTAATAAATCCTGCTTTGGATGTTACCGGTCCTTGGAACGTAGTGTTTGCCATAGTATTTATCCTCCTAGTTACGTTTATGTAGTCTCTAGGCCGTCGACTATACGCGTCTACATAAACTTATTTGTATAGTTAGTTTTTTATATACTAGATTTTAATAGAGCGCAAGAGAGCCTACGATGTGAATTGAATTTATTCAACGATGTAGCTTTTTATTAAGTAGCTACTGAAACTTGTGGAGCAGCGTCTTCTATCTTATTTTCTGCATCAGCTTTTTTAGCTTCTGCTAGTTTAATATGGCTAATTACTTCTCTGACTTTTCTGTCAATCTTAACCATATCGAGAGTATATCTACCCTCTTTAAGATGCTCCTGCTCCCATTGAAGATCTAATCCCTTCTTCTGTGTGTAAAGGGTCTCCAGATGTTGCATTATCGCCTCCATTAATAACCTCCTCATAGGTTATTCTTTGTACTCTTGGATCCATCATTTCTCCAAGATGTTCCCATTTTATATCACCTTTTCCCAATCTGTCAACTATAGCATTTTCTATATCTACCGGGCCATCTAAACAATTGATTATAAAATCTGCATGATAATGGTAAGCGTTAATTTGTACTCTGAAGTTTTTAGGGTGCATTTTTTCTTTCTATATTTAAAATGAGGCGGGATTGTGTCCCGCCTCAAAATTAGTGATTAAGCACCTGGTGATGCGTAAATACCTCTAGGGTCAGATACACCAAATACGTATCTTTCTCTAGCTTTGTATCTTACATTGCCAGTATCAAAATCGCCTTCCATTTTAGTAGTCAATGGAGCTCTTTCAAGATGTTTCATTCCATTAGGAACATCAGTGATTAAGAAGAAAGCATCTGGATCTGTTAAGAAGTTATTTACTGAATAACCTCCTGGAACCATTCCTTTACTTACTAATGCATTGATGTCATTGTCAGCTGTTCCAGTTCTTTGAGAAGACTTCATAAGTCTTTCTGCTGTGAATTGTAAAGCTGATGGAATAACCATGCTTTTAGCGCTAGCAGCAATTTTCAAACCTCTTTCATCAGTAAGCGCTGCAATGTCAATCATTGCTTGCTCTAATGAAGTTTCGTTTAAATCAGCTGCAGTTGCCAATGTGTTACTGAAAGTCCCGTTTATAGTCGGGTGGTTAGATGCAAATAAATTGCTTCCGTCACCAGCCTTAAAGTTACCATTGAATCCATTGTTTAATGGAGACGCTGCTTTGATTTGCTTTGTTTGAGCCATAGATCTTGCCAATGCTTTAGTATACCTTTGAGCAAGTCTGTCGTATAGATTGTCTTCAATCGCTTCTTCAGTGATCGCGAACCCAAGAGAGATAGTCTCATGAGTGTATCTTGCTGAAAAAGTTTCTTGAGCTTTATCAAACTCTACTCCAGAACCTTCTGGTTTTACTTTTGCTTGACCGAATCCTGATAACATTACTTCTTCTTCAAAAGCTCTGTCAGATGACTCAGTTGTGTATATAGCAGTATGTAAATTGTCATACTGTTTATATTCCAGGCCGAATAGTGCATTCAAACCTGGCTCTAGTTCTTTAACTAGTTGATTACGTGATATAGCCATAGTTTTATACTCCTATTATACCCCACCATGTTGTTTAAAGAAATGTTCACTGATTACAACTCTCCAGACCACATTTGCTGATCCGATTTCATTGTTGTCAGGGTCTCTTGAAACACCCACGATTTTTACTTGTTTTGATGCTGTAGCCAAAGATCCATCGTCTAAAGTTGTTTTAGAGATGTAGTTTGGTGTAGCACCCGCAGAATATGAAATATCTGCTGTATTACCTACGTCCGTTTGCGCTGATGCACCGGCATTGTTTGATCTCACTTCATATACTTGATGAGGAGCATCATTTACTAATGCAACAATATCTGAAGCAGTATTACTGCCTAAAAGATATGCTTGGAACGTTGGCTTACTTGTTGACGCGTCAGTGTAAAAAACACCATTTAGGGAACCTAAAAGTTGCTCTGTACCAGCTGCAGCTACTGCTGCAAAACCCGTTGCAGCCATTGCAACCAA